AACAAAATGGCAGTTGCTGCAACATACAGTACTAGAACAAAGCCTTATCGCAATACTGCTTTTAAATCTGATAAATTTGATACTGTGGATAACAACAGTGGATTGCATCCAGTATATGCTGTTGGTATGGGTCTAATGTTAATAGACGTAAGTATCTTAAAGACAATACCACGTCCATGGTTTCAAGTAACTTGGAGTGAACAGCACGAAACGTTTACAGGAGAAGATGTATACTTCTGTGAACAACTACATAATTATGAATACAAGTTATATGTTGATTTTGATCTAAGTAAAAATTGTGGACATATAGGAAGTGTAGCAATAAAAATGGAAAATATAGATGATTAAAACAGCATTTAGTATTACACGTTCCCAATGGAAAAGATATCCTGTAATTGAAACTACAGATGTTACTGATTTATCAGTTGTAGAAAAATATAAAAATAGATATCCGTATGTTTGGTTAAAGCATAAACACTATATTATTCAGCCTAATTTTAACTGGAATTTTTCTCCTGAACAGCACAATAAAACCCGTATACACTCTTTTCCAAGTTGTAACCCACACAGCAAACGACCAGTATCGTGGGAAGTATTGCGCCTTGTACCAACACATTCTCCCAATAACCTTGATGTAATACGTAGTAATCAAATTGCTGTTTATAAAACAAACATACCACCAATATATATGTATGCCTTTAAAGATAAGTTTGTTATGGACAAATACAGAAAGATTAAGATTCCAGAAATCACATGTCATTTAATTAATAATAAAAAAACAATGGCTGAAGTATTTGAATCACTTAGTGATATAACTGATAAAAAAATCTGGTTAGTAAATGCTGATGTTACTATTAGTAATATCACCGATTTAAATTATCCGATGGGAAATGCTGATATAGTTAGATTTCCTGTTAAACATAAAAGTACTGGATTAACATATGCTGATGATTCAGTATTACTAATTAATGTAGATTATATTAAAAGGTTTATTAAATCAAAGTCAAATATATCATTTAAGACTAAAGTTGCTGAAAAAACAATCGGTTACGTTAATGATATTTCAGATCCATTTAAAGCATGGGCTAACGCTTATTACACCTGCTTGAATACACAATATGGAAATGATACTAATATTAAAAAGAATAAAAATAAAATTCTTGGAGCATATACTGTATTAGAACCTTCAAGAGTTAACGATTTAATAAAAGCTGGTGTACAACACGCTGAAATTGACATACTAAATCCAAAGTTTGATTATGACACATTTATTAATTGGGATCAGATGCTAAAAAGGTTTACTGATTATCATACAACATCTAAAAACTTTATACCTATAATATCAGACAAACGTCTTAAAAGTCTTGAGAAAACTTATGGAAAAGATAGTGATGAGTATCAGAAACTATCAAGCCAATTGGGCAAGTCTTCTTTATAGCGTTGTCTTTCCCATATAGCTACAATTTTATCAACCATGTCTGCCTTTTCCAGTACTACACGAGCACCACGATGTAGTGGTTTAGGCCATGCGTCTACTTCTACCCAAGCATAGCCTGCTGTTTCATTATTAGTAACTGGGATAAATTCTTCAAATACAGTAACACAGTATGTATGGTAAGTAAAATTTTTGTCATTACTTACAAATGTGTGTATGGGATATACCTTTTCAATATCAGGTAAGTCGCCCATTTCTTCATTACATTCACGTAGCAATGTTTCTATGGGACGTTCTTTCTTTTCAGATTTCCCTCCCCAAAAACTCCAAGTAAGGGGATGACTTACTGTCTTACTACGTTGCTGTAGCATTAACCGTCCTGTATTAAGAGCTAAAAAGCAACAACCACTAGCTGTTAGCATTATAAGTATATTCTCCAAAAACCACTATTGTATGTACCTTCNTATGCGTTGACCCATTGTGAACCATTCCATTTAAGTTTATCCATAGTAGTTGTGTTTGTTGTATGCTCGGTAGTACTAGTGTTACTGGCGTCAAAAGAGACACTCCATGTAGTACCATTATAGCTGATAATGTCGTTCTTCTTAGCAGATATAGTACCCCAAGAGCCGCCACTAGGTACATCATTAAGTATAAGGTAACGGTCGCCAGACACAGCAGCAGTTAATGTTCCATCGCCTGGATAACTTGTTTGTGGATCAATTACAGCATCTACTGCCGTTTGTGAATCTGCGGTTATAGTACTACTATCTAATGTTACTGTTAATGTATCTATTGAACTGTCACCACTAAGTTTACCAATAATATCAGTAGTCATGTCTCCAGGATCGTCTGTTTGTTTAAATCTTATTTGACTAGTACCTTCTCTGAGTTCAGCACCGTATTGTTTAAAAATAGTATCCCATCTTAGTCCAGCTTCAACAGCACCAGTTTTACCTAGTATTTGTGCTGTTGCTACTCCGCCTGATACATCTAGTTTTACTTTATTATCAACTGCTACTACTGTATAGCTAGTAGTGATAGCATTAATATCATTTAACACCTTGATACTATCAGCATCTCCAGTAGCAACTTCATGTAAGTTAGTAATGATAGTATGAATCATACTACTTTTGTTTACCTTTGCTGGAGGATTAATTAAGATTGGTAACTCAAATGTTAAAGTACTAATATCAATTATATCATCAACACCACTGGGTATACCACGGTTTGTCCACTGTGTATTAACAAGTTCAACAACACTTAAACTACTCCAGTCTAGTGGGTTGTTTGTTGTGTGTATGTTGAGACTTGGATTAAACAATACTAGTATTTGTTCTAGCAGTTGCATTTTTTGATCTGTGTTACTTGTCCATATGTCAGTTTGCATTCTTAACGTATAAGGTACTGGCATATGACGTTCTACTGTGTACACACTGCCTTGTTTATTTTGATAACTGTTAGTAGTAGTATTATACTCTTTTTCAATAACAGTCATTTTTTCTTCAAACTGAGGAAACACTCGTTTGTTTACATCTGGTTGTAAATCAGTAACATAACAACTAATAAAAGGCACAGTGCTTAATGTATTCTCACTGTTCTCTCTTTGTATATGTGCTGCCATACGACTAATATCACCATAACGAACGGGTGTTGTATGATACACTGGCTCGCCTTGCTCAGTGTATCCTTTAACATACTGAAAGCCCGCAAAGATACGAATAAATTGCTGAATATAGCGTCTAAATTGTTTGTCATAAAAGTATGGTACTGCGGTTATATTTGTCATACTACTATTTACCCACGCTTGCGTATTCTTGTACGAGGATAGATAGCACCAGTTGTAGGCTTATTGTTAACATCTTTGTTATATGTGTTGAACGCCATATTGCCTGATGTGGCTCTGTGATTCTTCCACAATGCTATTCTATCAATGTTGCTACCGTCTATGCTTGTTCTTGTGTCTGTGTCTACATCTATTGCGTCTGCTGTGTCTACCATTAATCCTGTTACAGCATTGTCGTGTAAATATGTTCTTGCTTGTGCGTGTGTAAGGTTAGGATATATTTCTGCTAAACAAGCTAACATACCTGTTACGAACGGCGCACTATAACTTGTTCCTGATCCAGACTGTACTGTGTCCCAGTTTGATGTATTTGCTTCTTGTCCTGGATACGGAACACCAAACATAATAGTGCCACTTTTTCCTGCGCCAAAACAACCAACTCCTGCGGCATATACATCGACACCTGGTCCCCAACTGCTGAAACCTGCTTTGCCTTGATTTGTGTTAGCTCCTAACGCACCTACACAAATAGCACCATTGAACGTATAAGTGGAGCCACGATGATAGTAATATCTAAATGGATAATTACCGCCAAAGTAGTAATCTTTAAAGAAATATGCCCCCTCACTAACAATATAGTTATCGTAGTTGTCTCCATCTGACACATCAGTGTATCTGTTTTCGTTGCCTGCCGATGCTACAATAATAATTCCATCTGTTATAGCATCTTGCATATCACTTAGTAGGACTTGCGAATTTACACTAAATTGTTGATTGTCTGTCCACTCAGGATCACTTGCATATATACCTCTTGCATTTAGTTCTGCGGCTAATAGATCATTGCCTGTGCCGTTGTCTGTAGTTACACCCTGGAAGTGAATTAAAGCGGCCCCGCCGCCTACTAGGGTCTGTGTTCCCAAACTAATATTAACAATAGTAGGATTTTTTCTACCTGTTGCTGGATTTATACTTTTGTTTGCGTGAAACTCTCTGATGTAGGCATAAGTTCTATCATCACCACTGCCGCCTGACTTTGATTTTTCGTAAGTCTTGTCAAACATGTATATGTTTGCATCATTGGCAAGTCCGTATAGTGTGCCTGCCGCATAACTTGTGACTGCTGTAGGATGATCGTCTTCTGCGCCATAGTTGTCACGAGCGTCTGCGTTGCTGTATGTATAGTTAGTACCACCTGTGATTGTGTTGTAGTGTTGACCCCAGTTGTAGTCCACTACTCTACTTGAATAGTCTGCGTGGTCGCTTAATGTTTTTATTTCAACAATAACAATGTCTACATTTTTACCACTTGCTGAATATGTTACACTGTCATCAACATATCTATCTGATAATGAAGCATTTGATCCCCAATTGGTTCTGTTTGCGCCTTCACTGTGTCTTAGTATGCCCCAATTTTTGTGATCAACAGTATACTTCATTCCTGTTTGCCCATTTGCTTTTGTAAACGGCGCTGAACCGCTTGGAACACCTTTGTCAAACCTGCCTGTGAAAGTACTTGCTGGTTTATCTATGTTTCTATCTAAAACACTTTGTGGTATAACTTGTTCAACTCTGTCGTCATCGGCTACTTCCATTGCTTCTTCCATAGTAAGCATATAGCCTGTGGTTCTTGAAGTTGGGCGTCTTGCGGCACACTCTACTTTACGATCCGGAATAGTTAGAGCACCACCTGGTGTTTCCATATCCTCATAGAAAGCAGTATTGTCTTCACCATGCTTTAGTGTTACTTGGAACAATTCCATAATACTTCCTTTTTAGTATTTATCTTTATCCGCGGCTACGTGTTCTAACTCGAGGATACATCAATCCACTTGTAGGACGAGTGTTTACGTCTTTGTTATATGTGTTAAACGCCATATTACCTGACGTTGCTCTGTGATTCTTCCATAGTGCTATTCTATCAATGTTGCTACCGTCAAGTGTAACTTTTGTAGAAGTATCAGTGCTTAAAACATCCGTTGTTGGCGCACTGCTTTTGTATGGATGATCTGCAGGCAAACTTCCTTCTTGTGCCCACTTGTGAGCAAGGTACCCTTCCATACGTTCTACTTCACTCATATCTGTTCCGCCAAATCCTGGCATACCAGCAAAACTTATGAACTCAGCCATCTTGCCGCCCATACGTTCGTTGGCTCTATTTCTAAAAAATCTAATGTCCAAATTTTGATTTAGTGCGTTGTCATAGTCATTCACAGGTGTAAATTTATCAGTGCCATTTACCCTTACAGCAATTTGATTGCCTGTCTTGTTGAATATAGCAACTATTATAACCCAAGTGTTTTGTGCTATGCCTGAATCAAAATCTTGTTTGTTTCCTATGGTGGATGATATCCTGTTTGAACTTAATCCATCTAAATCCAGTTCACCATCAAAGCCGCTGGCGCCGGCACTGATAGCATAGTCTCTTTTGCTTGACGCTGACACAGTATTGTTTTCTACGCTCCAGAATGAATCCTGTGAGTCATTGCGTGTATTCCATTGCATTAGTCCTATTGCCCAATGATTGCCAAGTGCGTCTGTTTGTGCGGCTTCGTTTGAACTTTCTATTGATTCAGTACTAGTAAATGTAAAAACGTTTTTGCTGTCTAGTGTTGTGCTAACGTTGGGAGTTCCAGTAACGCCAAATGTAAAAGTTCCAGTCTTGTCTGTAACTGCTGTGACATTTGATCCACTCAGTGTATAACTTCCTGTGTCTGACGCATCTACCCAAACTGCTGTAGATCCACTTACTTCTGTTGGTGACCAGTCTGTGCTGGTGTCCCCTGTGTCAGGCATCAATCCTGTGACAGCATTGTTTTGTAAATATGTTCTTGCTTGTGCTTGTGTGAGTGTGGGATATACTTCTGCTAAACAAGCCAACATACCTGCTATTAAAGGTGAGGCGTAACTTGTGCCGTTTTGCACACCCATAGTATCCCATTTTGGTGTATTGCTTTCCTGTCCGTAATAGGGATTACCGTAGGCAATTTCGTCTTTCATCATAGCACCCATCACATGCTCTCCAGCGGCATATACATCTATTCCCGGACCCCAGTTGCTGAAGTCTGATTTACTCTGATCTATTTTGTAACTCAATGCGCCTACGTTTATTGCTCCGTTGAATGAGTAATTGTCGCCACGCATATAATAATCTCTAAATGGATAGTAGCCATTGAAGAAGTAGTTCCTATTCGCATATGCGGCGCCATCAACCAAGTAGTTGTCCCAGTTGTCGCCACCTGATACATCAGTGTAAGCGTTATCGTTGCCAGCCGCAGAGACCACAATAATGCCTTCTGCTATAGCATCTACCAAATCACTGTTAGGTGCAGAACTGTTTACTTGAAAGTCGGTGTTGCTGTAAAAATTAGTCCACGCTTTACCAGCGTTCTTGTACACCCCACGAGCCAACAGTTCAGCATCAGTAAGGAATGTACTGCCGTTGCCTTTGTCTAATGTCACACCTTGGAAGTGTGCTATACTGGCACCTGAATAGTAGTTGATTGATCCCAAACTTGCATTTACAATGGTAGGATTCTTTCTACCTGTTGCTGGGTTGATTGCTTTGGTTCTGTGGAATTCTCTGATGTAGGCAAAGGTTCTGTTAGTGCTACCACCACCTGATTTGCTTTGCTCGTAGATCCCATCAAACATATACACATTGGCATCTTTAGCAAGTCCAAATCTTTCACCTGCCGCATAGGAGGCACTTGCTGTTGGATGGTTATTTTCTTGATTATAGTTGTCACGAGCATCTGCGTTGCTGTAGGTGTAGTTTGTGCCACCTGT